CGGTGATACGGATACGACGAATCAGCAGGTTTCCAATGAGGAGATTGCTTTTCTTCTTACCGAATGGAACTCCAACGCTTATCTAGCGGCGGCGTTTGCTTGCGATGCGATTAGCGGTAAGTATTCGGCGAAGGCTGACCTGTCTCGTTCGGTTGGTGATTTGTCTATCTCCAGCCAGTATGGGGCGCAGGCTAAAACTTTTATGGAGCGTGCCGCTTCGCTTCGTTCGTTGGCTGTTCGTGCGGTGCCTCCGTCGCCGAACTTTGACACGACCACTTTCAATGGCGAGTTTGATTTCTATGTGGGTATGGATGAGAACTACGGTTCGTCTACCACTTCGCCTCCGCTCCGACCTTTGACGGGGTGAGTTGTGACAATAGAAACCGAGTTTCTGGATTTGATGCCGACGACCGTTACTATTTTTGCTAAGACCGCTACGGACGCTTACGGTAAGTTCACTTTTTCTGGCACTGGTACGGCGGTGAGGTGTCGGTTGCAACCGTCTAACGATGTTGTTACGACGATGGATAATCGTGAGATTGTCACTAGGGGAACCATTATTTTTTATGGGACGCCGACGATTACCAATGATTCCAAGATTCAGTTGCCCGATGGAACGGTTCCTTTGATTGTTTCTGTCATGGTTCGCAACGATGACACTGGTGCTCATCACACGACTGTGACTTACGCATGAAAGGGAAGTTGGTAAGCATTGAGGTGACGGGGTTGCGGGATGTTTCGGCTGTTTTGTTGGCTGGTCAAAAGAATGTTTTGGATGCGACCAAGGAGGCTTTGTATGCGGAGGCGCATGTCGTGTTGGCGGAATCCAAGCGACAGGTTCCTTTTCGTCACGGTGTTTTGTCTGGTTCGGGTATGGTGCATCAGCCGTATTCGGCTGGTAAAAAAGCCGCTGTAGAGATTTCTTACGGTGGTGCGGCGGTTGATTACGCTTTTATTCAGCACGAAAATCTGAACTTTCGTCATGCCTCTGGGCGTAAGGCGAAGTATTTGGAAGACCCTGTTGTTGATGCTCAGGAACGGTTGGGGAAGAGGATTCGTCTTCTTGTGGAGCACATCTTGAGGCGTCGTGGCTCTGTTCCTACTTGGTTGGATTCGGATTATGCAGAGAGTGAGGAGGCTGACTGATGGCGATTCTTGATGCGTTGGGTGCTTACCTTCAGGCTCAGGGGCAGGGCACGGTGGCAACCGACATCTTTCTGGCTCGGATGCCCGCAACGCCCGATGAGTGTGTGACCTTGTATGAGAATCAGGGGATTGGTCCCGACCATACTTTCGGGGCTGGGGTGAAGGCTATTGACCATCAAAGGATTCGGGTGTATTGCCGTGCTGGGCGGAATGATTACCCTACGGCACGAACGAAGGCGGAGAATGTTCGTGCTGTCCTTGGTGCGATTCGTGGTACGACGCTTTCTGGGGTTGTGATTCTGTCGGTGTTGTCCACCTCGGAGTTGTATCCGTTGCAACGAGACAATGACGATAGGGCGATTATTGGATGTGACTTTACGGTATGGCTGAGTTAGACCCGAAACCCGTTGACCCGTATGGGAGGGGTTCTAAGTCGGATGAGGCACCTCGTTGTTGGCGGTGTAAGAAGATGTTGGCGGTGTCGGTTACTCGTCCGTGGACGATTATTTGTCCTCGTTGTAAGGCTCGGAACGCCGCATAACCCCCCTGTTTTTAGGTGATTGCCATGCGACCACCGATTCAGTAGGCTGAAGGGCAGGTCAAACGAAGGAGGGTTTATGACCGTTATCAAAGTGTTATGGGGTTTTTTCTTGGTTTTGTTACCCGTATGGCTCGTTCTTATTTTTCACCCGATTCTGGAAAAGTGGGTGTGGAAGAGGATTCGCAATGATTGAACTGGGGTTCGTTCTGGTTTTTGTTTCTTACATCGGGGCTTGTGTTTTTTACATGTTTTGGTCTGATAAGCCGAAGAAAGGTTCCTGATGTTGAAGTCGGTTGTGAGGGTGTTTTGGTTGGTGGTGGCGGGTGTTTTGTTGGGAATGGTTGTGAACTGGGTGGCGTTTCCGAGCAGTGTTTCAGCACCAACCACGACCTCTACCACGGTCAAGTTGCCTGAGACCACAACAACAACGACGACAACGACGACCACGACGACCACCACAACAACGACCGTTGCCAAGGTAGCCAAAGGTGCTTGGCGATGCCCCGAATACGAACATCTGTTCGCTGAATACGGATTGAAGCCAGTTGAAGTGTTTTCGTACATCGCTTATCGGGAAAGCCGTTGTCGCAAGAAAGCGGTCAATGCAAAGTTTGACAATGCTGGCAACATCGTGTGGGCATTGAACAAGGATGGCTCTTATGACTCGGGGCTTTTGCAAATCAACTCAACTTGGCGGACGGTGACGAAACAGATTTGTGGTGGCGGAATAGAACTTTTGGTGAAGTTGGATTGCAACCTGAAGGTTGCCAAGTATCTGTTGGATAACGGCGGACTCGCCCACTGGGGCATAAAGAACTAGACCCCTGTTGAGGGCTGGTGTGGTTTGTATCGGTTGTAATCTCGGCGTTGTCATCGTGTCCTCGTGACCTCGGCATCGCCCATCGTGCCCTAGTGGTCGGGTGAAAGTCGGGGATGCGAACACGCCCATACGACTTAGGAGCGAAATGCCGAAGTACAAGGTTCTACAAGGAATCAGTTATCCGCCGAACAAGCGTGCGGAAGTCGGTGCTGTCGTGGAAGACCTACCCCCGAAGTCAATCAAGTGGCTTCGTGAGCAGGGAATCATTGAACCGCTTGACCCCAAAACGAAAGACCCCGAGCCGATTCAGGAAGCGGTCGTCGTTGATGCGATTGTAAAGGATGTCAAGTAATGGCTTTCATTCACGGTAAGGACGCCGCAGTCATTCACGGCGCAAATCCGCTCACCTCGTTCCTCAACGATGGTTCCGTATCACAAGACATTGAGACCGCAGAAACAACGGCGTTCGGTGTTGCGGGCGGAGCCAAAACCTACATCGTCGGATTGCGTGACGCCACTCTGTCTGCCTCGGGTTTGTTTGACGGTACCGCCAGTGCAGTAGACGAAGTGTTGACCGCCTCAATCGGCTCCGACACGCTCGCCCCAGTTCTTTTCGCTCAAAGCGGTATCGCCGCTGGAAACGGGTGTTACATCCTCCAAGCCAAAACGACCTCCTACGAGGTTTCGGCTCCAGTGGGTGATGTTGTTTCGGTTTCCTACGATGCTCAGGCTGACGGCGGGGCGGACGATGCGATTCTTCTTGTGGCTCTTGCCGCAGTTACGGCTACAGGCAACGGCACCGCACAGGACAACTCGGCTTCAACGGCTAACGGCGGTATCGCCCAGTTGCATGTCACCGCTAACACGATGGACAACGACACGGTTTTCAAGGTACAGCACTCGGCTGACAACAGCACTTGGGCTGACCTTGCCACATTTACGACCGTTGCAACCACGGTCACCACTTCGGAACGGGTACTTGTAGCAACAGGCACCACCGTCAACCGATACTTGCGAGCCGAATACACGGCAAGCGGTACAGGCTCAATCACCTTCACAATGGCGTTTGCACGACGCTAAGGAGTAATAACCATCATGGCATTTGTACACGGTAAGTCAGCAGTTTTCAAGTTGGACGACTCGGGCGGCACGCTTCGTGACCTCTCCGCCTATCTGGACGACATCGGTTTCCCCCGTGACATTGAAACCGCTGAGACCACGACCTTCGGTGTTGCTGGTTCGGCAAAGACCTACATCGTCGGTTTGTCGGATGCGACCATCAGCATCTCGGGCAAGTTTGACGCCACTGCTGACGGATACCTTGCTGGTGTTGTCGGCAACTCGGCAACGCTCTCGTTTGAGTACGGTCCTGCTGGTTCCACTGGCGGTAATGTCAAGTACACAGGCGAGTGCATTATGACCTCCTACGAAGTTTCGGCTTCGGTCGGTGATGTCGTGACCGCCTCGGCAGATTTCCAAGTAACAGGGCAAATCACCCGAACGACTTGGTAAGCAATAAATAACCCAACAACAACATAGGAGAATACCGTGTCCCTTCGTGACCGCATTATTGCAGTAGACGACACCCAGCGAGAACTTGTCAACATTGACGAGTGGGGTGTGGAAGTTGAAATCCGTGGAATGTCGGGTGCCGCTCGGGCATCTATTTCGCAGGATGCCGCAGATAACAATGGTGCGATTGACTTCAGGAAAATGATGCCTGAAATCGTCGTCCAGTGTGTGTTTGACCCCAAGACGGGTGAACAAGTGTTTGACCCATCGGACAAAGATGTTGTCATGGGCAAGTCGGGAGCCGCCTTAGACAAAATCGTGGCAGTCGCTATGCGATTGTCTGGTTTCGGAGAGAAGGCGGTAGATGAAGCGGGAAAAGGCTCCTAGTCAATCCAGAACGCAGGTTCTTGTACGACCTTGCCGAGAAACTTGGTCGGACGGTACACGAACTTTTGTACGGCGGGGGTGGGCACACCCCTATCTCGTCAGCGGAGATTGTGGAGTGGGCGGCGTACTACAGGCTGAAGGCTCACGATGCGGAGAAAGCCTCCAAACGAAGGAGGTGATGGTAACCGATGGCTGATGAGGACATTGAAGTTAGGGCGAGGCTTGTTGCCGACGCTGGTGATTTTATTACGCCGATGGATGCCGCTCAGGCGTCGCTCAGAAGTTTCCAAAAGGCACTAACGCCGACAACTAAGGGGCTTGTTGCCTTGGGTGCGGCGGCAGGTGCGGCTGGTTATGCGATTATTCGTTACGGCAAAGATGCTTTTGGTGTTGCGGCAAAAGTTTCGGAGTTGAAAGTTGCCATAGATGCGGTTGGTAAATCCACTGGTATCGGGGCTACGGTCATCAACAATGCCGCCAAGGCAATCCGCAAGAACGGCATTGAGATGGATGCCGCTCAAAACATTGCCCTAAAG